CAGTAAATAAATCACTAGTAGTTAATTCTTTCCATTCAAATTCACCAGATTCTACGTCTCGTGCACGCGTTTTAAAGATCGCGTCAGGTACTCTTTTGTTTTCCATAATAAATTCCTTATAGGTGGAGGGCATTGCGCCCTCCGTTCAATGTAGTTATTCGACTAAAAATTCTTTCTTATTGTCGATTTTAATTTTCTGAGGTCTTTTTGACTCAGGAATAATACGCTCAAGGCCAATGGTTAAAAGACCATTCTTGAAACTTGCTCCTTTAACGATAATGTCATCTGCAAGGTCAAAGTTACGCGTAAATTTTCTTTTAGAAATTCCCTTATGAATAAATTTATCATCAGCAGTTTCGCCAGTTTCGTACGTCGACTTAATTGCTAATTGATTTTCTTTTACTTCAATATCAACATCAGATTCATCAAGGCCAGCAAGTGCAAGTTCGATAGTGAACTTATCTTCGGCTTTATTGATTCTGATATTATAGGGTGGAAAACCTTGTGATCCATGCTGTGCAGGGTGGTTCTCAATTTCTACTAAACGATCGAAGATTCGATCAAATCCCACGGTGAACGGGGAAAGGTTGTGTATATTTAATCCAGTCATTTTTATCTCCTTTTATGCAAGATATAGTTATACTATGGTGGCTGTTAGCACACCGGTTATTGTAAGCCGATTATTCGTACCTACAAATCTATTTATTCAGTTTCTCTGTGCGCCTTTATAAATTGTTTAATATAATTTCGCAGTTCTCTTGATGCTGTTGTATCATCATCTTTACAGAGCTGAATGAATTCTTTTTTCTGCTCTTTATTTACTTTAATAAGCAGTGTATCATCTTTTATCATAATTTGTCACCTTTTTGTCACGTACTTGTAACATGTTTGTATAAATATACTGTATATACAAAATATTAATAAGGAGAATATATGGCAATATTATATAAAAAATTCGATAAAATGATGAAATCAGGTGGTTTAATCCGAGTCATCAACAAAACTTTCTAACTACCAGTACTTCCTATTCCACCGTCCCTATCAGTTTTCTGCTTAGGGCGTTCGTTAATCATTATTAATTGCGTTTGGTCCATTTTCTCGACCATGCATTGAGCTAATCTTTCACCGTGGATCACTCGTGTTAAACTATCAGATATGTTATGAACAAGAATATGTGTTTCATCAACATAATCAGAATCTATAATACCTACACCGTTACTTAATGTTAAACCCTTTTTAGCAGCAGCGCTGCTACGAATATACATTTTCATTACGTGATTTTCTGGTATATCAAATATTAGACCAGTTGGAATCATTACTCTTTGGCCTGGGTGTATTAAGAAAGCAGGCTGACCTTCGATCTCTTTAACGAGAACTTCTATTTTTCTATTAACAGAATTATAGGCTATAATCTTATCACCTTTATCAAACGCAGCATGAATGTCAAAGCAAGCACTGCCTTGAGTCGCGTATTTAGGGATTATTGCGCTGTCTTTTGTTTTATAAACATTCATTATATATTCACCATTATATCATAAAATTAAATTTTTGTCAACTACTTTTTTCCGTTACCTATATTGTATTTGACAGTTAATTCCCAATCATCTTTTTCTTTAAAAGAAATGATCTTAATTTGATTTAGGGAAGCAACTGGATCCTTTGTTTTATTTGGATCTACAATCTTTACTAGTTCCCATTCTTCAAGTAGGTTTACAATAGTGTTTCGTCTAGCATGATCTTCATCAGTAAACGTGTTGTGCTTGCCGTCGAGTATAAACAATTCTTTAAAATGAAGAATTGAGTATCTACCCTTTTTATGCAAGATGTGACAGGATTGAAACAACTTCTTATCTTTGCGAGAAGAAATCCCTATCCTTGTTAAAGTTTCCTTGATCTTAAGAAAACTGTCGGGTGTAGGAAGCACTACTTCGATGCCCACACCTCTAAAAATATCTTCTTGTTCCATGATACATATTCACCTGTTTAATTATTAGTGGCCACGGTATATAACCATATAAGCTTATTTATTTTTTTCATAAACTCAGCCACCTGTAATGAGGCGATCGTGCACAGATTGTAGTTGCTCTTTGTTCAATACCTTGAAGTATTGCTTTGCTACTGTTCTGTTGCATTGATAAACTTCTTGGATCGCGTCGAGATCTACGTCTTTAGTAGCCTTAGGCCATTTAGAGAATCTCTTACGCTTTCTTAATACTGCACGGTAGTAATCAAATTGTGCACCAGGAAACAGCTCGTGTCTCTGATTCATTTCATTAGCATGTAGTATTGTATCTTCGAAATTTGTAAAACCTCGGTTTACAATATAAGCGTTATATTGCTTTTCGATTATTTCTGGATTGTCTCCATCTTTTATGAGATCTACTTTACTAAAAGAAGCAGCATTCATAAAATCAAATGGATTTAAGTCACCTTTAGCCATTTTGTATCTCCTCGATTCCTATGAGTATCTCATTAAATTCTTTTGCGCAGTTAGCACACATCTTGACTTCCGCTTCTCCATCTGCTGCTTGGTACTTTAGAGTGTATTCTTCACCTCCTTCAATACGCTCACTACAGTTAAAGCATTCGATAGTTTTGCGGAAATCAATCTTAAATGGATTAGACATACTCGGATTCAATCATAACTTCAGTTAAGAATGCAACCATGTTAATCTCTTGGTCTGCAACGAAATTACTCTTGTACATATAATCAGCTAGAGTGACTACAAATCCAGGTTGAGTCTTAAACTCTACACGAGCTTGCATCATGTCATAGACACGTCTGAACATTTCATTCATATCTTGATCTGAATTAGTAGCAACCCACTTTCTCATCTCAGTAAAGTTTTTAGCTTTAAGTAGGTTGAATAACTCATCCATACTCTCTTGCTTTAGATTTACAAAGATACCTTCGTCGATTTTACCTGAAGCTGCATATGATTGTAGTTCGGTTAGTACACGACGGAAGTCTGGGAAATGCTTTTCAATAACTTTGGCAACTACTGCTTTATCGTAATCAACATTCTCGTTATTGAGAATACTAATAACACGTTTAAAGAATTGCATTGCTAGTTGAGGTCGTTCAGTTTGTTCAATAGAGAAGTCAACTTCAGAGAGTCGAGATCTTAATGGACCAATAATTCTATTCTTGAAATTACAAGTAAAGATAAACCCACAGTTAGCAGAATATTCTTCAATAAAGTTACGTAAAGCTGGTTGAACAGAAGTTGCATTTAGATAGTCTGCTTCGTCAAAGATAACATATTTACGACCACCTGTAAGAGATACAGAGGATGCATATGTAGAGATTTCATATCGAAGAGTGTCGATATTCACATTAAGGGAACCGTTTTTAACGATATAGTCACAGCCCATTTCATCGAGCATGGCTTTAGCGATCGTAGTTTTACCTACTCCTGGTCCACCGGTTAGTAATAAGTTTGGTACGTTTTTGTCATTTACAAATTTGCGAAACGTATTTTTCATTGTCTCGGGTAAGATAGTGTCTTCGATACTTTGAGGACGGTATTTTTCTACCCATAGAACTTCATTTGATTTGTGTTGCATAGATCACCTTGTGCATAATATAATATAAAAATTGAGGGGCGGGGACCAGTCGGAACTGATCCCCTATTCTCGAGAAAGGTTGGTAATCTTTTAGTCAATTACCTTATCAGCCAGTTCACCAGCTTCTACACCAACAGCGGTGTCCCCATCGGGACCTTGTTGTTGAGGTGCATTCTGTCTTAGATAAGCTTCAAGCTTATTCCTTAACATTCCTACACCAGCTAGTTCTTGACCTTGGAACCCGCCTCTTGTTGACACTACGTCAATAAGTTGCAAGATTGTAGAGAGGTCGTTCAAGTTAATGACTACTGTCTCTTCTTGTTGTTGGCCACCGAAGTTGCCATTTTGTACATTATCCATATCAATTATCCTTTATTATAAGTCGACTTTGAATCTATCGCCACAAAGTATGTGACACCGGTGCCTTTGAATTCAGAGATACCCTTTGAACAAATGGTAACTTTGTAATCCATTGGCATGAGCTTTAAGTTATCAGTTTTAATGATTACCTTAAACTCATCGGCAGTTTCCCCGATTTCAACGCCAAAGTCATCTGCGTTATCGTTTGCACTGTCGATTGCTTTCAGATAACACTTGCCGCTTTCGCCAACAAATGCGATTTCTGAAAATTGTAGAACACCTGCTGCTTTCAGTACTGAAGAAAGATCACTTTCTGTTACCTCTACAACAACGTCTTCCGACGGTATATTTATATCTTTTTCAGGCGGTGTATGAATCATTGATATATCTGCGTAGATATATTTGGTTCGTCTCTTGCCTTCTGAGATAATAAAATACTTATCACCAAACTCTACGTCTGGATCTGTATATAAGCTTAGGATTGACAAGAATCTAGAAAGATCGTAGATACAAGCTTCTGCTGGTATCGTGTCTTGGATTTCTGCAATCGCAATAAGCGTCTTTTCGGGAGTAATCGTCTTAATAGTACTACCGGGCTTTAGCAAAACTGATTTGTTAATTGCGGTAAAACTTTTTAAGACACTCAAGGTTTCGTTAGAAAATTTCATTATATATATTTCTCCTAGTTAATGAATGTATATTATAACACACTTTCATCTATTTGTCAACTGTTTTGTAAGACTTTTTATTAGAAGTCGAGTCAGCAGTTGCGGTTACACCAAGCTCTGCTATAGAGCCCATTCCACCATTAAATACGTGGGTACCAACATGGTTGAGATGCATCCAAGGACACATCCAAACCTTTAGGCCAGCATCACGTGCTTTATGACAGAAGAAGTAATCTTCTGATAAGTAGCGCTTGGATTCGGGATCGATAACACAATCGAAAAATGCTGTAATTTCTCTTGTACCATCAAATTGTTCTGTTCGTGCGTGGTCAGGTAGGTATGCTAACTCAGGGTAAGCTTCTTTGTACTTCATTAGTACATCCCTTGGTATTAACATAAATCCTGTACCAGCTTCTTGTACTTCAACTGGTTCTGATAATTTGAATTGCTTCATTCCTTTAACGGGGTTGAACACAAAGTCAGATGTGAACCTAGATAATTCAAATGGATTATCATCTGCTTTACCCATTTGAGCTGCTTTAGCAACCTTTTCCCAAGCAATTGTTTTCTTAGGATATGGGCCAGTTACGATCTGATACTTGTCTGGATCTTGTAGATGTACACCAAGTAAAGCAAGAGCATCTTTGGGATTAAACGCAATATCAGCGTCAATAAACAATAAGTGAGTACAGTCAGATCTTAAGAACTCATCTACAATGTAGTTACGTGCTCTTTGTACTAGACTCTCATTAAATAAGAAATAGTACTTTAACGGAATACCGTGTGTGGAGCATAACATACTCAAGTCATTAGTTGCTTTGGTATACATACCACTAGCTTGGCCACCATACATTGGTGTACCAACGAAGATGCTATACTTTCTTAGCTCTTCGGTTTTAATTTCAATTTTCATTAGATTTGCTCCATATCATTTTCAGCTCTAGCGATCGCTTGTAGTCTAAGCACATCTGCTAATACGTCCCAAGAACTATCATGTTGTTTAAATGCTCTTTCCCATAGTTTATCATCAGCGATCGGGCAGAAACCGTTTTTTGTGTCAAAATTAAATTTGGCATCAATATAAGTCCGCATGTCACGAACCATATAATATTTTAGATAAGTATTAAGATGGTTGCCTCTTTTTTGGCTATCAAAAAGTCTTGTCAAGATTACAGGATCAAAAGCATTACCTCTTGTCCACCAGTGACCAATATTCTCATCAACAACTAGATTATGAAAGTTAGATACAAACTCTTTAACAGTCAAGTCTTGCTGTGTTGGTTTGACACGAGCACGTACTTCTTTATCTTGCTTAGACCAAAATTCTAAAACAGAATCTTCGATCTTATATCCATAATCTTTTACTTGCTCTTGAACATTCAATTTAAATCTACGAGTCTTACTGATATCTTTCAGACCATAAGGGTTTTGTGTAAACTCATCCCAATCAAAGATCATTACTGAACA